GATGAAGACAAGCGCCCACCCCTCTGACGTCGTAGAGGGTCAGGGTGGACGTGAGTAGAGTCAGGGTTAGGTGTGTGGGTTCGCTCAAATCATCCTCGGCATTCCCTGTCCGTAAGTTGTTGCCAGCCCGCTCAGTTTAGGAGTTTCAAGATTATATCGCCTGACTAACCCATAGAAGTCTATCTTCTCCGGCAGTTGGTTCGCTCGAGGAGGGACTTGATCATCCACGAGAACGCTATAACGTTCTAAGGGAACCGATTTAGAAGGGCCGAAAACGGTGGCTGGAGAAGAGGAATTTGTGCAAAACAAAGCCCCGTCGTTAAACTCCGTCGCCAGTATGTAATGGGTAGTCAGCCCTGACGTCACGTTATGATCTTGTGATTCAGGCATCAAGAATGGTACGGGTGCAGCACCTGTCGCGGACAACGAATCTAACCACCTCTCCAACATCCCGAATCCGTCGAAAGCGACGCGAGCATCGTAATACTGAATGATGTACGGGTACGCATCCATCTTGATTCGAATGTGCAAGTCGCCCAATCGAATTCGCTGCGGAAGCACAGTCTTGAAAAAGGAACAGTTCATCTGCCATAGCGATAGAGGCATTACCCATCTACCTTCAAGTGGAATGTTTACTCCGGTCGAGTCTTCAATCGTCATCGCGCCACCGTTTAGACCATATGTGATTGTTGCAATATTTGTAGATGTAAACAGACGCACGCCGGGATCTCCCACATCGAACATTAAAGCCGCAGGGGGTTGTAACGGGTTAAGAGCAGCTTCATACATCTGTTGCCCGATAATGATGTCTCCCTTACACAAACCGAACAAGTTGTACTCATTGGCGATCGTTTGGCCGACTAAAGATACAGCTTCGCTGACTACAGATAATCCTGGAGTGATGATCTCATTCTGGGTTGTACCATCAAATCGCTCGTAGGAGATCGCCAATTGTGTAGCTCTTGGATCACCAGTCAAGAAAGGTTGTAACATCACAGTATCGTCACTCATGTCAAAAGCGGTCATGAACGCTTGGTTCACTCGTTTGGCTAGACCGGCGGACTCGTTAGCAGGCAGCTCCAATTCTGGGATCCAATCAAAGGGATGGTCGACCGGGTAGTTGAGACTAGCACATTGAGCCATGGCATAGATCGCCGTCCTATAAGCCTCATTTGCAACCATAGCATGTTGGAGATTCGAAAACAAACCATCGTGAGTATACAGAGGTGTTAGAGCCTGGGCATACCATACGTTCGTCACCAGTGGCGGATCCTCTTGATATGTGCCTGACAATAATGCTACAGTAATGGGTCGAGCGTTGACGGCTATCGGTACGCCCACCATCTGGTTCGTCATAGTGATGTTTAGAGCTGGTTGTGAAATATCGTACGGAGCTTGCCGAGAAATGTTGATTTTTGTTGGAATTTGGTTAATGTTCATCGCCACAAAAGGAACTTGCAACGGCTGAAATGGCAACAGGGGAGCGATGCAAGCTAGTTCACTGGGCAACATTTCCGCCAAATATGCGGGAGTATAGGATTTAATCACCTTGAATTTTGTCATGGCATTAACCATTGAGGACCGCATAGCTGGATTCCAACTCTGACTAAATTGACCATCTTGAACGATCGAAACAATCAGCTCTACTACAGCATTACGCCAGTTACACATTTCGTTGGTTAAACTCAGGGTTGGTGAAGTAGTGTTGATTGCTGCATTTTGAAATGGGAGAAGAAGAACATCAGGTTCAGTAAATATGTTAGCGGACCCGATAATATCCGCAGCACCATACGTTATCTGGCTAGGTTGTGGCCATAAGCGATGAATAGTAGCCGCCCATCGCGCAAGATGCGGACATCGTACCCGGTCAATCGTTTGTTGGACAAAGCATTGAGGCCACAAAGATGGGGAATTAAAACTGGCAGCTGCAGTCTGTTGATTCCAATTAGGATCATCCATCGCAATATTTTCAAAGCCGTACATGGCATTCGCAACAATCATAAAGGCCTTACATGGCCCGTTTGGATCGGTGACCATCGGCATGGCCATCAGCGCTACAAAAATATCAACCAACGTCTCCACGTCGAGAACATTTCCCTTATTCCTAGGATAAGATTTTTCATCCAGATAGGTGGTAGCAACTCCATTATACATAATAGCGATGCACGCCTTACTAAAATCAGAAAAATCAGACATCGCAGGCCTTAAACGAGTCAAAATAGCAGCAGCTGGACTAATTGTGTTAGTAGTTTGCTCAACCACTGAGGATATAGCGTCAGCAATCAATCTGGGATTAATATGTAACGGAGATATAGCTCTCAACGTTCTTGCCGCTTCGTTCAACAGAGGTGCAAAATAGTCGGCGTTAGTGCTGATGTTCATAAACATCAGGCATTGAAGCAATCTCCTCTCATCTGAAGAAACGCGCCAAGGCATTAAACGAGTGACAGAAGGTGCCTGAGGAGCGGAGGCAGTAATGAAATGCTTAGCACATCTGGTCAATGCAGAAGCAACTTGCTGTGGAGAGACGTTCATCCGGTTCAATCTTTGAAGCCACTCTTCTCTAATAGCAACAGTCAAAGAGTCGCAAGTTTCGTAGGTGTCAGCCCACTCAGACATAGCTCCTGAGAACGTTTGAGCTCGATGCACTCTCCCAATTCTGTCCTGGATACAATTATTGATAAAGTCCGCAGTCTTAGAGCGATTCGGAAGTTTGACACGAGAAGGATACATCACCGAATACCACTTATCAGCATCGTTGGCGGCAACCTCGCGAAGCTGTTTGGAACCTAGATCTGCGTCAAGAGCTGCAGTAAGATCCAACACATACGCGGTATTACGATTCAAATGCAAGTTGTCTAACACAAAGTTAACAGCCAGCATGATGACATTAACACGCAAAACTCGAGGATTGTACGCTCCCTTTGGAGTTAACCCCAAATTAAGAAGGTTGGTGAAAGCATCCACATTTGAATTGATGGGTGAAAGTAACTTAACCTCGCATCGCCTAACGTGATCTAACACAGCAGCCCAATTGGTATGTAAGATGATACGTACTACCGACGACTGGGGAAAAGGGGTAGTAATGCTATAAGAACTAGTAAACCAGGTATAGCTAATAACGTCCTGCACCGTCGCAGCTGGGACTATCTCCTCCAACTTGAAAGATGACGCTATTCCAGAGTCCCATGTAATCAACCGTGGTGGAACAACCATCATCAAATTATCTACATCATCCATAGACAAGTTACCCTTAAGATTGGCTGTAGCGGTGGCATTGCTCCAGGACTCGACAAAATCGATAGCCGCTTTAGAGATATCGTAACTAGTCAACCCTGCCGTCGGACCAACACCATGTACTAGTTGATGAATATTTAACTGACTCAGAGATGAAAAAGTACGCATACAAATCATACATGTGTGTCCGTCAGGACGCTCAACCACAGGTATACCCTGGACTACTGGATGGGGAGTCATCGTTGAAGCTGCTGCATCCTTCGCCTCCTGTCTTAAAGGTACAGGCTTTACTCCTCCTGAATGATCTACCTTGAAAGAACGTTCTAATTCATTTAAACCTAAACTCCCTTCAGGAATGTAAGAGATGGTAGAACCTGCGCTATCCTTATTATTGATGTCATTAGCCCTACGCTCATCTTGGGCATTTGAAGTGGCATTTGGGTTGTTGTGCGCTATTGGCGCATCTCGGTCTTTATCTTGGAACGCCTTGACCGTTTTATCGACTGCGGGTGACGCCTTAGCCACCTTCTCTGTGTTAACACCGTCCGTCCCTCGTTTGGAAAAATGCGGGTTATTGCTGGCATTGGGATTCTCTGTATATAGTTGTGTGGAACTACTGACTGACCCCTCTGAGCGGGCTGGCAAGGCATCACTAGATAGTTTGCCTTTCTGCTTCGCCTTGGACTTCTTCTCACGAATCCGGTCTCCGTAACCCGACATAACTCAAAAGAAC